ACTCAAATATAATAGCAAGGGATTTAAGTTTAGTTGATAAGAAAGATGTATCAAGTGAATCAGATATAACAATAAGAGTAATTATTGAATAATGGAACAAACCATAAGAATTAAATTAAATGAATACTTCAAACCTCTTTTAAAAAACGAGGATAGATATTTGATTCTTTACGGTGGTGGAGGCTCAGGCAAATCTCATTTTATTGCGCAGAAAATACTAATAAGATGTCTACAGGGCAAAGAACGAGTATTATGTTGTAGAAAGACAGCAGCAAGTATTAAAAATTCGGTGTTTAAATTATTTAGTGATATTATTTCATTTCAAGGACTTTCTGTTATTATAACAACAAACAAATCTGATTATTCATTTACATTTGCTAATGGTAGTCAAATAATTACAAGTGGATTGGATGATGTGGAAAAATTAAAATCAATTCAGGGAGTCACTTCTATATGGATTGAAGAAGGAACTGAAATTGATGAGAGTGATTTTGCCCAATTAGATTTACGTTTGCGTGGAGAAACTCCATCATATAAACAGATAACTATTTCATTTAACCCTATTGATGAGACACACTGGTTAAAAGCAAGATTCTTTGACTCGAAACCTGATAATTGCACAACACATCATTCGACTTATTTGAATAATATGTTTATTGATGATGAGTACAAGAAGGTTTTAAATGAGCAAGTTGGATGGGATGAGAATATGGCTCGTATCTATTTAAGAGGCGAATGGGGACGTATTAAGACGGGAGGAGAATTTTATTCACACTTTAAGTATGATAAGCACGTTACGGATATTGAATACATTATAGACGTTCCTATACATATTAGCTTCGACCAAAATGTAACACCTTACATTACAGGAGAACTTTATCAAGTTACATCAAAAAATAACCTTTATACTGTTAATTGTTTTGATGAATTTTGTTTGTCAAATCCATTTAATAATACAGAGTCATTATGCAGAAAGATTATTGAAAAATACAATGAGAAGTTAAGAGGGATGTATTATTATGGTGATGCATCAGGCAAGAAGAGAGATACAAGAACTCGAGAAAACGACTACGATATTATAAAACGAATGTTTGCTAAATATCTGCATAACTCATCAGAGCGTGTTCCATATAGTAATCCTCCGTTAAGTAAGCGAAGGGATTTTATTAATAGAATATTAGAAGTTGAAAACCCTATTCGATTTAGAGTAGATAAGAAATGCAAGCATTTAATTGCCGACCTTGAATCGGTCAAAGAGGATAGTGATGGAACTAAATTGAAACAGTTAGTAAAAGATAAGACAACAGGACAATCTTATGAAAAGTATGGACATACGTCAGATGCAACAGATTACTTTTTATGTTCTGCTTTTAAAGGCTATTTTAAATTAAACTAATATGAAAAAATTAATTTTATTATGTATTATTAGTTTATTATTTTTGTCGTGCCGTAAGTGTGTTGAATGCACAAAGACAGTAACGAGATATAACTATCCCTATGGAAACTCTGCTCCATCTATTACTCATTATAAGTCCTGTGATGGCTCTTATAAAGGAACAGAGGGAACACACATAGAAGAAAAAGGCATTGTAGGTAGTGGAAATACATGGACTGAAAAAACAACAATATTTTGTAACTAAAAATAAATTATTATGATTTTAGAAAAAAAATTAACGGAATTAATGGTTTGTATAAATCAAACCGAAGAAAAAATAAAAGAAATAAAGGAATTGTGTAAAAGTTGTAATGTTGTTATAACTTTTGAAAAGCCAAAAGACCCAGATTCTTTACCAAATATTATACGCAAAAGTAAATGAAAAAAATTAAATTATTCTTTACTTCACAAATAAACAAACTTGTTATTAAGTGGAGAGTTAAATCAAAAATAAGAGAGGCTAACTTCTTAAAGTTAACAACTGGAAAGACACATTTTGTTGTCTCTCTTGACACGGGCAGATATATGGTAATTAATTCATCATACCTGAAACCGTATAATAAAGCGACAGGAAGAAAATTAACTTATCAAGACTTATGTAGAATGGCTGTTTATAAAACCAAATAAATCTAACGCTATGAATTTAATTAAAGAACCTTTAACTGAAGAAGTAATATCTGAAATAAAAAAGATATTATCAGATACCATACAGAATGACTTACGTCATAAATATTATACTCGAACGCAAGAAGTATATAAAAAATCTTATGCTTATTCATCGGGTAATGGATTAGATGCATATTTGCAGAAATTCCAACCCCGCGAGACAGAAGAATTATTCAAACAAAGAATTGAACTTACAAAGCATATTATTCCTGCGGTAATAAACAATCTCGACTTTTTATTGAATAAAACATTGAGGTCTCCAGCAATCAAAATCAAATATACAAACCCAGATAAAACAAAACTCAATGCACTACAAACAGTAGAGGGAGTATATTATCAAAATAAGAATGTAAAGGAGTTCTTTAATAAAAAGCAACGATTAATGGATAGGACAGACCCTAATTCGTGGCTTATTACTGAATTCAACTCTACTGATGGAAGTGAATTAACACAACCTTATCCATTTATTGCCGATTCCATACAGGCAATAAACTATGAAACGATTAACGGATTATTAAATTGGTTAATTATTCAGGTTGAAAGAGACTTTACTATTTACACACCAAATCAAAATATCAAGTACGTTTTTATTGCAGATGTTCCAACTGATAGTAAAGAACAAGAGACTTGGTTATATTCAAAATTAACAGAAGATTACGACACTATTGATTTAGATGGGACTATTTACATCAGATTAAAAAGTAAAATCTATCGCATAGACGAACCCGAACCTCATAATATAGGATTTGTCACTGCACGTAGGTTTGGATTTAACTTTGATACTGTCACTTATGGTGAAACTTATGTGCCTTTCTGGTGGGATGCCGAATGTTATCTTAGTAAGATTCTAAAGATAAATTCTGAACTTGATTTAACAATGTGTCTGCATAACTTTCCTCAGAAGTTTGTTTATGCTCCTCGTTGTACTCATTTGGGTTGCAATGGTGGTTATATGCCTGAAGGCGGTAAATGTCCAATATGTCATGGTAGCGGAACAATTGTACATACCTCAGCACAGGATGTAGTTGAACTTCCATTACCTGGAAGTAAAGAAGAGATGATTCCTCTTGCTGATTTAATTAACTATATTTATCCACCTGTTGATGGAATGGAATTTACCAATAAGAAGATTCACGAACTTGTTGCTGATTGTAAGAATGCTATATTTAATTCAGATATATTTTCACGTAAAGAGATTGCCGAGACTGCTACAAGTAAAGTAATCGATTTACAAAGCATATACGATACGTTATACCCATTTGCAGTAAACTATACTGAAAACTGGTCGTTCGTCATTGAGAGTATTGCCAAAATAACTTCTACCGATACAGGATTGATTATTGTTGCATCTGTTGAGAAGGATTTTAAATTCAAGACAAAAGAGGAATTAATTGCAGAACTACAATTGGCAAAAAATGCTGGTGCAGATAATGAAATATTACGAGTCTTGCAAGATGAAATCATGGAAGTGATATTCTTGGATTCACCATCTCAGTTACTCAAGTATAAAATCATCGACAAGTTTAATCCATTCTCTGGAAAGTCAGATGAAGAGATTACATTTCTAATGTCGAGTAATCATATCCCTCAGCAGAAAAAAATACTTTATGCAAATATGGGATATGTCTTCGATGAGCTTGCACGTGAGACTCCAAACTTCTTTGACATGGAAGAAACAAAACAGATTGAACTTATTAACGCAAAAGTAGAAGAGATAATTAAATCACTTCCACAAGCACCACAACTTAATTTAAACAATTTAGAAACTGAATAATGCCAGATTTACAACAACAGTTAGAAGCAATACTAAATAAACGAGATTCATTTATCGACAAGAGTCTTGCTTCTTCCTATGAAGATATGGCACAAATACAAAAGGAATTAACAACTCTTATTCTGTCGAAATATATTTCAAAGTTTGATTATCAGGATGGTGTATTAGTTTACAATAATAAAAACCTCGGATTGATAAATGAACTTGATAATGTCTTTTATAAATTCGAACAGAAATTCAGTGGAAATGTTTTCAAAGACCTTGGAGCGAAAATGCTCGACATGGTTGTTTACAGTGAAGATTATTTTAAAAAGTTTGGTAGTTCATCAAAGACACTTGCAAAAATAAAAGGCAAACTCGATATGATTTCAACAAGAGTTGGAATAGATGCACAAGGTAATCTTATTCCAAACAGTTATTTTGAGCGCCTTGCTGCAGGTGATGTAATGAAGGAACAACTAAAAGACTATATTGCTCGTGGATTATCAGGAAAAACATCTCTTAGTGAATTTCAATCAGGATTTGAACAACTGATAAACGGGAATAAAGATGTTGATGGCAAACTTCTTTCATATTGGAAGACTGAAACTCACGATGCATTCTTTAGTGTATCAAGAGCGCATGATGATTTATTCGCACAGCAACTTGGAATGAATTTCTTTATCTACTTACCAGGAGCAATAAAAAATTCAAGACCTTTTTGTAAAGGTGGTTATGATAAAGTCTGTGGATGTACATTTGAACGTAAAATTGGGCAAGTCTTTCATCGTTTAGACATGAAGAAATGGATTTCATTAGAATGGTCAGGTAAAAAACACCCTTATAATCCTGTTGTAGATATGG